ATAGCAAGGACTGAAACGGGTAAGGCTATCCATGCAGGAACTTATGTAGGTGCTGATAAATCACCATTCCAAAAGGAAAAGGTTTGGATAGCGGCACAGGATAATAGGACTAGGGGTAATCCTTTTGATGGGCAAAGAGATCATGCCGACCATTATCGGATGGATGGTCAAACGGTTGATTTTAACGATAAGTTTATTGATCAACGATCAGGTGTAGAGATGAATCATCCTCACGATCCTGAAGCACCTGCGAAAGATGTAATACAATGCCGTTGTACTTATGCAGTGGTTAATAAACGGGATTCACAAGGTAGGCTTATCAGGAAGGTTTAAATACCGTTCTACTTCATTTGTTTTCTTTCCATTATCAGTAGAATATTTCAGTAAAGCATTGTATAAATATTCTGGTATTTCTTCAGGTTCAGTATAAAAACAATCTCCTAATTCAAGATAGAATTTACCTGCTGATTCAATTATAGAAACTTCACCGTAAGTGTTACCTATTCCTGTAAATGTTACTTTGTCCATGCCTCAAATTTAAACCATTATTTACCAACTTCATAGTTGACGGTACTTTCTTTACTTCCTATATTTTCAATCAATTTTGAAAATTATGAAGCAGTACGAGGTAAAGAATATTTCCGATTCTGTGAAAGACATTGATACAGCATCCCGTAAGGTAGTAGTTGCTGTTTCCCAAGTCGGCACAAAGGATTTAGATAATGATGTAATTGATCCAAATGCTTACACTAAAACAGTAAGCGAAAGAGGCCCTAAAGGGGCTAATCTTATTTGGCATCTTACCGATCATAACGCCTCACTCAAATCAGCAGTAGGTAAACCATCAGAAATCTATCTTAAAGACGGGTTTCTGAATTACGTTACTACCATCCCTAACACTTCATGGGGTAATGATGTACTAGAGTTTTACAAGTCTGGTCATATTAACCAACACTCAATAGGATTTAGAACTATTCAATCCGTAAAACAGAAAGCAGACGGTGAAGAATACAATCTGATTAAAGAAGTATTCCTCTATGAAGGTAGTGCCGTTTTATGGGGTGCTAATCCTAATACTCCTACGGTATCAGTAGGTAAATCAATCCAAGAACAACAAGACGAAGTAAATAAACTCAATGACGAGTTAAACCTATTATCTAAATCCCTTAAAGACGGGCGATTTACTGATGAAGGGTTTGAATTGATTGAGTTACGGTTTAAACAAGTTCAAGAAAAGATCAGTGAGTTATTTCAGGTTATCACTTTGGCCGCTAAAGAAGCACCAAAGCCGAAAGATGAAAAGATGGAACTGGTTAAGGCAATACAATTATTAACAATCGAAAACATTAAATACTAATGGAAGCGAACGAAATTAAAGATGTTCTCTCCCCAATGATTAAAGGGGTGCAAGAACAAGTTAGTGGCGAAATTAAAGCCATTGACAAAAAGTTAGAAGATCGTGTAAACGAGATTAACGAAGCAGGTAAAAAAACAGGTGAAACACTTGCTGAAATCAAAAAGCAAGTTGATGAAGTATCTGCTAAAGCAGGTAAATTAAAAGCTGATGTAGTAGATCAGGCTAGAGCAGGATGGAATAGTTCAGATCATTTCAAATCTGCTATTGTGGATATGATTGCTGAAAACTACGACAGCATCAAAACAGAAAAAGCGTTTAAAGCTACTAAGGCAGTCGGTAACATGACTTTGTCTGGTAACTTGACTGGTACTAGCCAAATCAGCTATATTCCTAATGCTCAAATGAGATCAATTCAATCAAACCCACGTTTGTATGAGTTGTTTAAAGTGATCCCTACCGCTACTGGTAACGTTACATTCCCTAGAGGTAATAGCCCTGTGGGTGAAGGTTCATTTGGTGCGCAGACTGAAGGTTCTGCTAAAGCACAGGTTGATTTGGATGTAACAATGGTAAACGTATCTGTACCGTTCATTGCAGGTTATGCTAAGGTGAGCCGTCAGATGTTACAAGATTTGCCATTCTTGCAATCTTACTTATCAATGTCATTGGTGGAAGATTTCAATCAGGCAGTAAATACCCGTTTCCTTAACACTATCGCTTCAGGTGCTACAAGTTCTGGTTCTACTGGTACTTACACTTCAGAGAAGTTTGTTATCTCTTTGGCTACTCACGGTGCATTAGGTTTGGGTCAGGCTAACTTGATCCTTACTACTTGGACTGGTTGGAGTCAATTGTTAAACACTAAACCTGCTGACTTTAGTACTCCGGGTGGTGTTGTAATTGATGCAAACGGTAGTGTTCGAATTGCAGGTGTTCCTGTTGTTCCTCATATCCAGTGTACTCCGGGTAGATTCTACACTTTGAATACTGATGCTTTTGCTATTGCACAGGCTGAAGGGTTCACAGTAAGAAGCACCGAGACAGATCAGGATGATTTCATTAAAAACCTTGTTACATATCGTGCAGAGGCAAGAATTGAGTTACTCTCATTCCAACCTACTGCGGCTGTTTATGGCAACTTAGGTTCATAATAGTTGGGTGGTTTGTTGTTCATGTGTGGGGTGGGGCTTATGCCCTGCCCTTTTTTATGGTTGACGGGTTACAAAACACTTCTATAACTGATGAATTAAATTTGTATAACACAAAACAAATCACATGAAGCGAATACTAGGATTTATACTATTAGCATTATTCATTTTTGGTTTTAGTTACTTCTTATCTTGGGGGCATGGGATTTCCTTATTTTACGGTTTTTTAATCCTTATTGCAATCCCAGTTCTTTACATTTTAATTTTTGCAATACTTTCTTTAATTAATTACTTAATAACTGATGATTATTAATGAAAGCAATTTGTTTAAATCTCAACAGACGAACAGACCGATGGGAATCGGTACAAAAGCAGTTTAAGCAGCAGAAAATAGAAGTAGAACGTTTCGCTGCTATTGAACACGAAGATCCAAAACAATCCTTTAACCTTTCATCCATTGCTATACTTCAATCTATAAAAGAGAATACAATAGTCTTTGAAGATGATGTAGTATTTGTTTCTAATAAGTTTACCGATGTAATGGATAACCTACCTGATAAATGGGATATGCTTTATCTAGGTGGTAATGTATGTGAAACGTTGAAAGATCGGGTTAATGATTACTGGTGGCGATGTACGGACACATGGACTACACACGCTGTTATCTACACTCCGAAAGCTGCAAAGTATATCCTAAGTAAATACGACCCTACAAAAGCTGTTTATGATGATTTCTTAAAGCATAAGATACAGCCGAAACTTAATTGCTATATCTGCAAACCTTTTATTTGCGATCAAAAGGCAGGTGTTAGCGATCTATGGGGCGGTCATGTAGAATATGGATTATTACACACTCAATCAAAATTGGTTTAACATGAATAAGATAATTGCATACTTGAAAAATTACGATTGGGATTTGTTATTAGCAAGACTGCTTATTTTATTTTCATTCATTGGTATAGGTATTCTTACCTGTGGTCTTTTTTACATTATTTACTTATTCATTAAACGTGTTATAAGCTAATATGACCCACCTAATTACATACTGCTCCGATAACATGACTATATCCGCCAAACTTTGCCTTTTATCAGGATTAAAGAATGGCTGTCATTTCGGTACTTGCTATACTCCGTATGATATTGATGAGGAATTTAGAAAGAATAATAAGGAGATATTAGATGAACCTAGAGGGAATGGGTACTGGTTATGGAAGCCATATTTTATCTACGAAAAGATGAAATCTTTATCCGATGGGGAGATACTAATCTATTCAGATGCAGGTGTAGAGTTTATCAATGATATTAATCACATTATAAACGTAATGACAGAGGATATTTTCTTCTTTGGAAATAACTATAATCATGTTGATTGGTGTAAGGGGGATACTTTAATAGAAATACTAAACAGAGATATGCTTTGCTTTTCTGATAAACAAATTCAAGCAAGCGTTATAATATTCAAAATAAATAATGAAACAAAAGCATTTGTAAAGCAGTGGTTAGACTATTGCCAAGACAAACAATTAATAGATGATTCACCTAGTGAATTACCTAATTTAGATACGTTTGCTGAACATAGGCATGACCAAGCTATATTAACTTGTTTAGCACTTAATGACGGATTTTCCTTCCATTACTGGCCAGCCTCCTACAATGACGGTGCTTTTCACTACGAAAAGATTGAACAGTATAAAGGAGATAATTATCCGATCATATTTCACCACCACAGAAAACGTAATAACGAATGGAAATAACTAAACAACGGTGGCAAGAGGCACAGATAGCAGAAAGGCAGCATCATCAATTAACCCGTGATGAAGGTCGTGAGCATTACCGTAAAACGTATGAAATATACTTCGATTACCTAAAGACTGATTTTAACCACGAAGGTAAAACGATCATTGAAATAGGGTGTGCCGATTTCCCTGCTCTTGAACATTGTAAAGTAAAGAAAGGGTATTTAGTAGAGCCGATGCCGTCTGAACATTTGAAAGCGTTAATCAGTGAAAGGAACGATTTAGAACTAATCGCTGCACCTGTTGAAGAAATAGAATTACCAGAAGCTGATGAGATATGGCTGTTAAACGTAATGCAGCACGTTATAAACCCTGATCTGTTTATTAGCAAGTGTAAGGCAGCGGGTAAATTAATCCGCTTCTTTGAGCCTATAAACTGGCCTATTGAGATATATCATCCACACGCTTTTACATTCAGCGATTATCGGGGAT